GCAATGAAAGAATTAAAAGAAAAAGGATTAGATGCTGCTGATGGATTAGTTGAATTGGATGATGGAACTATTGAATTAAGAGATTCATTCGGCAATCTTATTGATACGTTTGGTGAAGATACAACTTTAATGAATTTATTTGGAGATGGAGTAGCTATAGCAACTAATGCAATAAAATCAATCCCTAATGCAATAATAGATATAATGAATTTTGTAACTGGAGGTAATGTGGGAGGAATTACTCCAACTCTTCATACTCCAAGTGAATTTGTAGCTACAACAACAACTGGACAAATGAGTACAGCATTTCCTGATGCTGTTCACGCAGCAAACAGTCAAAGCTCAGCTGGTGGTTTTTCCCAAATCAATCCATTGGCAGGAACTGTATTTGACCCAACGATGCCTGTGATGCCAGAAAGTAGCATAACTTGGGCCAACGTAACTGGGAGAAGTTTCATATAAAATGGTAAAACCACAACTACTAGGACAAGGATTTACATCTGGTTCATTATTTAATTCAGATGCAAATTTAATTAATTCAGAATCGCTTAATATAGATGCACAATTATTCCATTTTGGAATACCATTATCTAGTATAACTGAAAATATAGGTTTACGAGCAATATTTAAAGTTATACAAATTGCTGGACAATTTAGAGGTACAGCATCTGAAATGAAAACGTTTGTTGAAAACATAGAAGATCAGATGGAAGCACCTCAGTCTGAAATTAATTACACTAGTGGTATTAATAAAAAGTATACAGTAAAAATAAACAATTTTACACATAATACTTCTCCAAATACTAATATTATTGGGTGGACATTACAATTTTACGATGAAACGATTACTTCAGGATAATGACATTTCAAACCAAAGTAACAGTAGATGGGACAGATATTACAAGTTATGTAATAAATTATCAAGTAGTAGACACTGTAGCTGATATAACTCCTGCTAATATCATTTTCACTAATAGTATTATTAATATCATTAAGTTACAAGAAGATCAAGAAATAATTATTACAAGGGGAACAAATACCCCAACAGATTATATTATATTTAAAGGAAACATCAGTAAAATAACTAAGGCACAGGGATATAATATCAGAGTTACTGCACTTGATAAATTGTGGTTACTATCAAGACAAACAATAACAATTTCTTATGATCAGAATATTGATACTGAAGCTGGTGTTGTTAGTGCGATTGCTTCTGATTTAATTATCCGAGGGGGATTAACTCCTAATGTTGAAGATAGTGGATCAGCGACAAAGATTGATAAATATATTATTCGTTCTGACAATATTCTTGATCACTTACAAGAATTAGCTGACTTAATTGATTATTGGATTTATTATGATCCAGAAACAGATACTGTGCAATTTCGTTCTCGTGGATTTGAAACCTTTGAGACTACTTTACAAGTGGGGGTAAATCTTATTTCAGTACCTCAATGGAGTTATGATTATACTAAAATCTCAAATGATATTACACTTACTGGAGATTTACAGGAAATAGAAACTGATGAGGTTTATGCAAATGGAGTAGATACATTAACATTATCAAACAAACCTGAATCAGTAAAAGTATTTGGAGATAATATATTATTAACAGGAGGTGTTACTGACCAAGATTCAGAATTTGATTATTCAGTAGATAAAGAGAATAAAATAATTAATTTTGCATCAACAACAAGTTCTTCAGGGACAGTTTCGTATTCTTTCTTGCGACCAATCAAAGTTAGGAAAAAGAACCCAGAAAGTATTTCTACTTATGGGGTCCATGCTATTCACAAAGCCATTGATACAATTCAAACAACAGTTGATGCAGAATCAAAAATTGATGAAATTCTTACTAAATTTCCAAATCCAACTGTGACTGCACAAGCAGTTAGTATTTACAACATTTATGGTGGCAAGGCAGGACAACAAGTAAAAATTATAGATACCGTAAATGATGAAAATAGAATTGTTAATATTAGAAGATATGTTTACAATTATCCAGAAATAATTGACAAGATTGATGTTGATGATGAACCAATATATGATGATTATATTTTAATAAATGCTTTTAGGAAAAGGATTGAAAGATTGGAAAGAAGGAATGAAACACAAGGTGATTTAATTACTCAAATATTATCTTTTTATAGAAATTACAAACCTCGTAGAAGATTTGCTAAATTATTAAAAGCAGTATTATCCTCAGCTGGATGGGTATGGGGAGATTTACCAGGTGGATATAGAAGTTATACTCAAATTACTGCTGATGGTGGTGTCTGGGGTGGAGATGGAACTCAATTTGATACTGCAACGACACAGAAGTTAATTCAAGGTGACATGACTTATTATGAAGATTTGAGAGATGATGAATTTTTTGATTCAGGTAGTACAGATGCAGTGGCAACTACAAGTGGAACTTCACCATCAACTACTAACATTTCATTTTCAACAGGTTCAGTATTTCAAACAAGTGCAATTGATATTGGAACTGAGATTAATCAATGGAAAGTTGTATTAGGAACAACATCTGGAACATTTAACATTGATGCAAGTAATGATGGGAAAACAAATTGGGAAAGATTAACTAATAATACTTTAACAAGCGTAAGTGATAGTGGCACATCAACTTATTTAAGAATTACAGAATCTGGAACTTCAAGTGGTACAATTCAAAATACTGTCAATTCATATGGGGAAGTAACTTCTCCAGCAATAACAATGACATTAATAGAGGGGTGATTAAAATATCAACTGTAGGATCAATAATAACAAATCAAGGGAAACAAATAATCATTAATAGAGCATACAAGGCAACACCTGACTATACTATACCAACTCAATTTAAAGTGGGGATAGATTCAGATGCTCCAAACATTGCAGATACTGATTTGGATAATACCATTCCAATAAGTAATGGGACAGTTCTTGATGATGGTGATGTTAATATGTCAGCTTCAAATAGTGGTACAGTTTCAACAAGTAACACCACCACTTATAAAGAAGGGGCTGGTACAAATGATGCTACTTCCCAAAATCTTATTGCTTCAGGAACATCAAGTGGAACTGCAAGTTGGTTCTTGACAACATTATCTAACAATGCCTCTGGAACCAAAGAAACAGCTTGTTGGATTTATATTAAAGATGCTACTACTTATGCAAAATTATCAACTGGAACTGCAGTTGAGATTAGGTTAGGTAGTGGAACTGCAACTGATTATTATTATTGGCAAAGAACTAAATCTCAACTTAAAGTTGGGTGGAATTGGTTAAGTTCAGGTACTCAATTAAATTCATCAGGTTCAGTTGGAACTGTTGGGTCACCAATTAATGATTTTACTATTGAGATAACTAAAGCTAATGCCACTGATACTTTGGCAAGTGGGGAGGTAATTTATGATTTACTTCGTCAATGGGGAGAGGATGATACATTAAAAAATTGGGTATCAGGTACATATCCCTTCATTAATGAATCAACTTTCATTGCTGAGATGCGAGGAGAATTAATCACAACAGAAGCTAATGGATTTGATTTAGATTCAATTGGTGATTTTAATACTGATACTGCTCGGAAGATGAGCGGTGAAGATGTGTATACATCTGAATCGAAAAGTTCAACTGATAAATTCACATTTGTGATACAAGATCGACTTAACTAGGAGGAATAAAATATGACAGTTATATTTGCTTTAAAGAAACCAATTAATGGAGAAAGTCCAGATGTGGATGAATTGATTACTAATCATTCATTTATTTTGGGAAATATGTTAGCATATGCTATTGATGGAGCTACAACAACAAATCAAGGTAATTTTAAGTATGATGCTCTTGCGAATACAACGGGGATAGATACAGGTAACACTACTGCTTATTTTTCAAGTCCGATAGGAGGATACTTATTTTGTGAATCATTTGATGATTTTGGTGATGCTTCTATTGATGCTACCAAATGGAATACTACGGGAACACCAACTGAAACTGGTGGTTATTTAAATCTTGGTAGTTCTGGAGATATTGTAATTAGTAGTGGGGCATCAGGATTTGATGCAAAAACATTTAGTGGTAATTCAGAAATTATAATTGATGTTAATCCTACAAATGGGGATTCAGGAGCAGATTGGTCAGTCACAATCTCAAATGGTACAACTCACATAAATATTGCTGATGGTAATGGAACTGCTACTGCTCATTTATACAGAGTTGTAATTAATCAAGCTGGGGAAACAATGGATGTTTATACTGATGATACATTAACAGACAATGATGTTGATATCAGTTCAGTTACAACAAATTGGTATATAAGATTTTATCGAACTGGAGGTACTGGTGTATTAAAAATTTTACAAGTAAGTTATGCTGAAACGGATACAACTGGAACTCAAGATGTTGTCACTGATACAGAAACAGCAAGTTCAAATTCAGAAGCTGGTATCATTATGGGCAATATGTCTGCTGGTTCAATAGGGTCAAGTGAAATTGTATATAGTTCTGACAATGGTTCTAATTATGCCACTGGTGATCAAAAAACTTTAATTAAGGCAACTGTAGCAGGGACAGGTGTTAAATTTAGATTTAGAATTGCTTTTGAAACAACAATAAGTGCTTCTGCAATGAATATTCCAACACTTACAAGTTATGCATACTATTACGGATGATAAAAACAATACAAGAATGGATCAGAAGGATAACTGATTATCCACAAATTGTAGATACTTGTGCAGATTTACTTCAAGGTAACAAGGCACATTTGGATCAAATTGAATTACTTAAAAGTCAAATAAAACAGTTGGAGATGAAGAAACATGAAGAGGTTAATAATGCAGACTATTGGAATGAAAAGTGGCAAAAAAACACCATCAAATATTCAGCTCCGAAAAGGAAAAAAGTCACAGAGTATTTGGCTTATAGACCTATTGAAGGGATTACTATCACAGCTAATTTACTTATTGCTCTTCATAATTTGCACAATGTATCTGTGGATAAGATTCCACTAGTGGTGATGAAATGGGTTGAGAAGGAGTTTAAAGCTGGTGTGTTCAAGTATAAGTTAGATAAAGGAGAAATATGGGAGAAGCCAGAAGATGTCCTTAGAACTAAAGTAAACGATTGTGACGGTTATGGTATTGTTGAGTATTATCTGATCAGAGAAATATTTAAAATGTTGAAAGTGTGGGAGTTTGTTAAACATCGGTTGAAGTGTGTTGACGGTCACGTTTACAATGTTGGAACTATCAATGTTTATGCTGGTCGGCATTTCTATTTAATGTGGTTACATTCTGATGGGGAATTTTACACAGTTGAATCAACTTTCTATCGACCAAGAACTAAATCACAAAAATTGAATTTACAATATGGAACAATTAACTATACTTTTAATGAACAATTTAGTTGGGCACAAAAGTCAGTTTCAATAAGTAAAGGGGATTATAATGTTTAGGATTTATCGGAACAGATTAAATGTTTGGTTAAAAAGTTACATTACTAAAAAAATTAAGAAACTTGCTGAATGTCATGATAAATATTTGGTTTACGATTTACACAAGCAAAAATATATTGGGAGGAAGAAAAAATGAAATGGAGTTTAGATGGATGGGATGTAAAGAGTTTTTTTAAAGGTAGAAAGAAGTTATTAATTGCAGTTATTGGTGGTCTTGCTGGTTGGATTGCAACTGCTGACCCAACATATACATTGATGGCAAGTGCTGGTGCTGACTTTTTGTATGCAGTTATTGAATATTTTGTAAAGAACAATTAATTAATCATTGAGGTGATTAGAATGGTAGACTTAGTTAAAGTTGTAGGTCAACTATATTACCGAATAGATAATCCGTTGACTGGTAAACCTATAGTACGCTCTTGTTTAGTTGGTGATGATTTTAAGTTGTATGGTTACTCCCATGCAATGCATACTGTTCATCCTTTTTCTAGTAACATTAATCCAACTAAAAGACTAGCATATGATGATAAGAGAATTGAAAAGTTGCTCCATGATGGATTGATTGAATTTGAAGATGGAACATTGAAACGTGAACAAACGAGGTGGCCATAATGGATTTAGGAAAAATAACAAAAGAATTGAATGAAGCTTCACAAAGAACTCGAAGTTGTTGTGAACCTGATGGGAGGATATATCATTTTCGATTTGAAGGGAGAGATTATTGTATGAATAATGCTTATTGTCCATTACAAGAACGAGGTGATCCGCAAAGAATACCTTTCTGCACTCATGTTGAATATCATATGGAATTGGCAGAATGACTTACCTGGAACAAATGTTAGCCGATGGTATGGATAATTTAGTTTATCACATTCCAGTTCAAGAATTAATTAAGATGGGTGAGGAGAGACATTTTTCAATTATTGATTATAATAATAATTTAGTATATATTTTTCCAGATAAATCCCCTTACTCCATTAATTAGCATGGAAATCTCACCGGCAGTTAAGAAGTATCGAATTAAGTTAACTTGTGATTATTGTAAATGCAAATCTCATTTCTTTAAATTTGATGGATGCACTGCGATGTTCTGTCATTGGTGTAGGCAAAGGATAACTTAACTCCTCAAGACAGTAAGAAGAGATGATAACAAAAGTGGTCGAAACTGATGTTAAAAAATCTTGCTTTCGTTGTCCGGAGTTAAGCTAGTGTGATTTATTAGTATTGTGCGGATTATACTGGCATAACACGGCATCCAGTAGATAACCAATTTAATACAGTTTGTTGGTTCCAAGTCCTGTCTCGTCCTTGCAAGTTGAGTATAATTTATTAGGAAAGCGAAGTTATTAATTCTGCGAGTAATTGTTCATTAATACTATCTAAAGTCTCCTTATCTTCATAGTTTTCAAACTCAATGTACTTAATCCCTAATTGGTAATATGGCATAAAAACATAATCTTTTGTGTGAACATTAAACATCTCATAATATTTAAATACAAATCGTACGGAACAGGTGCCTTTTTTATTCATTAAATTAATGATGTCTGTACTGTAATGGCCGCCAATTAGTTCTTTTTTATTTTTCTCCATTTTTACCTCTCATTTGTTTATCTTTCCGTATTAGTTATGCGAAGTTTCTAAAATCAAATCTAATATTAATTCCCTTCTCATTAATTTAGCCATTTTTACCTTTAATTGTAGTAATTCAAAATCAATTTCATTTTTATTTGATTCTTTGTATTTTCTAAATGCGGAATTTGAATAACATTCCAAAGCAAATTCTTTTAATTTATTTATAATTTTATTTTCCTCTCATTTGTATTTTAATAAACATTTATTACAAATACTTATTTTGTAATCATACTCAAATTCAGTTCCACAATCATTACATTTACATTTCATTGTTTATTTTTACGAAGGGAATCTTGCGAGATTGGGTATATCTTTTACACACCATTTTTGGTAGCAACCGATAAACATCTTTCGCATTCTCTTCATAATTTAGTTCTAGTACGAAGTTAACCCTTTTTGAGTTAATCTTTCTTCAGCAATTTTTATGTAATCTGTATTCAATTCAAACCCAATAAAATTTCTGCTTAGTTGATGACAGGCAACAGCAGTAGTTCCACTTCCCATAAAGCAATCTAAAACTAAGTCACCCTCATTACTTGAAGCTTTGATGATTGTTCTTATCATTTCGATAGGTTTAACTGTTGGGTGATTGTATTTAGTCATTTCTAATTTATTGTTGTAATACCAAACATTAGGCATTATTTGTTTGTCATAACTAAATTTTCTTTTGTCTCTTGGATTCCTCTTAATCCTTATTGATTCATGGTTAAATGTATAAATTAGAGACTTAAAATCTCTATAATCTTTATTTAATTCAAGAATTTTCTTTAATTTATCATAATGATTTTTAGAAGGAATCATAACATCTTTTTTGTTTCCCATATAACATGAAGCACAACCTCCTCCTGTCGATGCCCACCCTAAATTTTTATTTATATCAGATAATGATAAATTTTTGTTTTTCCTTGCTTCATTTAGGTATTCCCAAATAGGATTATTAATTTGACTTTTTGGTTTTGTGAAAAATAATAAATGTTCTGTAACATTAGCATAACTTCTTATTGCATTTTGTTCTTTTGAACCTTTGTCCCAGATTATCCATGATGTTAATTTAACTTCTTTTTTGTTTAACATAACTTTTATATCAGCGATAAATCTAAAATCACCAAATACATAAATTCCTGATGTCCTTTTTGTTACTCTTATTATTTCATCAAAAACAGACTCCATCCAAATTAAATATTTTTTATCATCAAATTTGTCCCATTCATCTATTGATATGTTATATGGTGGGTCTATCACTACCAAATCAACTGAATTATCTTCTAATTGCTTCATTCCTTCAAGACAGTCCATGTTATGTATTTTGTTTATTTCTAACATTTTTCACCACATCTAGGACATTCAGTAAAATCTTCTTGTTCATTGTGTCCACAATTATGAGGACACCAATATTTTATTTCTTTTCTTGCCATTATTTTTCTTCATCTCCTACTTCAATTGTGCATATTCTTCTAATTTCCTAATTTTTTTGTTTTGGTATAACATTACAATTGCAAGTAATAGTATAGATGTACCCATTAAAGCCAAACGTATATCTATTTCATTTATCATTCGTTCTCCCCACATATTATAAACTTCTTTACAACAGCATTAAGTTCCTTTAGACAATTTGGACATAATGCATGGCCCTTCACCATTTTCCACTTATTTGGTAACTTAAAATATCCTGACCAACTATTGTTAACTGGATATGACTTATCTAACTCTGCAGCATCATGACATCGTTCACATTGTACTATTTCCATCTTCTTAGTCCCCACAATTTACGAGTTTTAAAGCAAAGTTCCTTGTTCTTTTGCTTTATCTCTACATTTCTTTCCACAATCATTACATTTACATTTCATTGTTTATTTTTACGAAGGGAATCTTGCGAGATTGGATATATCTTTTACACACCATTTTTGGTAGCAACCGATAAACATCTTTCGCATTCTCTTCATAATTTAGTTCTTTACTGTTGTTTATTTTTACGCAGTTACTCTTCTTCTTTCAGTGCTTCATCTATTACTTCATCAGTTACAGGGAATTTTCCTTGAACTTTTCCACAATCCATACAAAGATTAAATTCCATTGCATCTCCATAGTTCCCATACAAATTTAATCCTTCTCTCATGTATCCACTATAATCTTTTCCCTTAAAAGATAAGCTATGCGTGTCTCTGCCTTGACAATAACATTTAAGGATTCTTTCTGAATTACATTTATCACATTTCATTTTCTTTTAACCTCTCATTATTTTTATGAAAGGAATATTGCGAGAGTTTGTTAGGTGCTGACCTTTGTGTCAACATTAATAAACTCGTCAGTTTAAACAATCCATTGACCCTTTCGCATTCTCTTCATAATTTACTTCAAATACACATTTGTCTTAATAGTTTTACAATTTTACTCTTATTATTTAGGATAAAATATTTTCTCCTTCCTTGAACTTTTCTTTTAGATTGTTCTATCAATCCTTCAATAAAAAGATTTTTCAATATTTTAGTTGTTGTGTTTCTACTAGCATTAGTTTCTCTTGCAATATCACTTATTGTCACATGATATTCATCAAAATCAAGTAAAAATTCCATGATTCTAATTTGAGGCCCTGAACCAAATATTTTTTGTAATTTCATCATATTTCTACAATTCATTTCCACACCTCTAGTATTCTTTCTCTCATCATTGTACTTCGCACCCCTTACCATCACACTTTTGACATATTTGCCAAACTCTCTTTCCATCTTCATCTATCCAGTTCTTGCCTTCACCTTTACAAATTAAACATTTCTCTTCAAACAAACCCTCTGCTTGTTGATCATCAATAAATTCTGATTCACATAAACTACAACTCCAACGATTATCCATGATGTGAAGTAACACTCCAACTTTACATTCTTTGCAAACTGTTCTTCCCCTTTTTATTAATCTAAACATCTTATTCCTCCTTCGCCTTACTGACCAATTCAGTATAAGCGACCTTACAGATAAGAAAAACAACTAACAAAAAGGTTATAATCCCTAATACTAGAAAAATTTCTTTCTTAATCGCTACTTCAGAAAGAATAGCACAAACAACAGTAACTAGAGTTAGTACCATAATTAAAACTCCATATCTTTCTATTTCTTGTTTCATTTTTTAGTCACCTTTTCAGTCTTAACTGAATGGTATTTACCCGTTACGATAAAATATGATACCATAACACAAAAAAAGAATATTAATGCTTTAATCATCCATCCTGCTTGTATTTCAGTTAACATTTTAATTATCTTTCTTAGTGGAGAACGAAGCTAAATGTTCTTCAACATCTTTTAGTAAAATATCTCTTGCAACAACCAGTTCTGCTCTAACCAATTTCCATATTAATTTGTGTTCTGGCATTTCATGGATATATTCACTATAGTCTTCAATTAATCCTTTTAGGTAATCATCAATATGTTTCATTCTTTCACCTTCTGATTTGCTGACAAGAACGATTCTTTTAACTTATCAAACACATTATAATCAATATTTAAACAAAATTCAAGTGGTTCTGAATTACAACAACTTGTTAATGATTCTTCTTTAATGGCATCAAACACTTCTTCCATTGCTTCCTTTCTTAACCTCATTCTTAACCAAGGTGGTGTGTTAGCAATTTCTAATAATTGTATATGTTCTGGTGGTTTATGATATTCTGCTTTAGTCATTGTTTTCCTCCTTTGGCAATTTAATTATCCATCTCCATTGCCAGAGCCATTGCCAGAGCCATTGCCAGTGCCAGAGCCATCGCCATCGCCAAAGCCAGAGCCATCGCCATCGCCAAAGCCATAGCCAGAGCCATCGCCAAAGCCAGAGCCATCGCCAAAGCCATAGCCATCACCAAAGCCATAGCCAGAGCCATCGCCAAAGCCAGAGCCAGAGCCATCGCCAAAGCCAGAGCCAGAGCCAAAGCCAGAGCCAGAGCCATTGCCAAAGCCATAGCCAGAGCCATCGCTTTTACTCATTTTTTGTCCACTCCTCTACTTTTTTGATACTATCTTCTGCTTCTTTTGTACAAGGTATTACTTCAATGATTCTGTTCAATTCAATTTCTGGTACTTCACAGGGAAATTTACATTTGTTAGGTTTGGCTACTCCTTTCATCGCCAATTCAGATAAACTTGCAGCTCCGTCCCAGTACCACAATCTTCTTGTGTTTTTCATAATTCCTTCTTGTTTATTTTTACTTACAAGAGTTCCTGCAAATACTCCAGCAGAGTATGTTCTAACAATTACATACTTTCCGATGAATTTACTTTTTGCTGATTGTTGTAAGCATACTTCTTTTCCAAATAAGGAAGACAATTCTTCGTATGCTGTTTTGTGTTCTTCAAGTTTCTTTTTTGCTTCACCTATTGTTAATTTATTTATTTCCATTTTTATTTTACCTCTTTGTCAATATGCGCAGTTGATTTTAGCTTTAAATCAGGTGATGTTGAACTAGCAGTGTCATTATGAGTGGTAGATGAATTATGTGTATATTTTATTCCACAATCCTCAAAGAATTGTTGTTTGTTAAATGGTTCTCTTTCTCCATGCCAACCACAACAACCTATTTTCCAAGAGTTTCCACACCATTGGCACTTACTATCTTCTTCCTTAAAGTATTTAGCTAATACTCCAATTAAAAAGGGATGTATAGCTTTACCCATAGATTTAGTTTTGTAGGAGTGTCTTTCTATAATCTCAGCTATTTTGCTGTAGTTTTCTTGGTTCATTCCTTCGCCTCCTCTGGAGATTGTGCTAATTCTGGATTCTCATAGATGTTGCCAATAACTTCAAAATAACCACAATTCTCCATTTCCCAATCATCAATCCATTCTTCTTCTGTTAAGACATCGAAATAATACATTGCTGGATTATCATCCCAATCAATTCTTGCTCTTGCGGTGGATTTCTTCCCTTCATATTCGTAAGTTCTTTCAACAATATCCCCATCATAAATCTCTTTACCATTCTTGTCTTTAAGACCAGTGAATTGCATGATTTCAAAATCAGAGGAATTTAATATTGCCAATCGTTCATATTTATCTAAAGTATTGTCCTCCTCATCTCCTCTAAAACAGTTATGTTCTTTATCCCAAGCTCTAAATTTAATCTCTCTCATTTTTCATTCACCTTATGTAGTTTATACAACTCTCACCCAGCCAACCAAACGGGTAGGGCATACCAGTGTATCCGATGGTAACTTTGAGAGTTTGGTTGTTTTAACTGCCTGTATCGTATGTCAAAACTAAGACAAGTGCTGTTTAGTGGTTCGCTTTTTTGATTTTGTGCGAATCTTATCCCATGATTGGGTTAACTCCTATGACTAAATCTCCACAGCTACCCAAAAAATGTTTCTTATATTTTAATTCAACTCTTTGCTTGCTTTGTATGTACCATTTCATTATTTCTTTAATTGGACTATCTTCTTCCAAACAATATTGATCAGTTTGACTACTTTCATATTCAGCCCTAATCCAAACACTATCAAAAAATATTCCTTCTTCAACAGTTGTCATGACACCATATGTGCTTCCTTCTCCATACTTAAATAATGGGAATGGTTGTACTAACAAAAATAGTAATGAAAATGTTACAATTGCTACCATTATTATACCTACTATTGCTAATAATTCAACATCAATAAATCCTTTTTTCTTCATTTTATTCCTCCTTCGCTTTCTTGATTTTATGCATCTCTCATCACCCTTAATTTTATTTTTAAATTCTTAATTTTTTTATAATGTGAATCAATATAATATTTCATTAATTCAATTTTATATTTTTTAACATGTTTCCAAAAACATTGTTCACTTACAGGAATCCAATCATTTGTATGGGGATTTTTTCTTGGACCAACCTTCATTTCTCTTAAATTACATCTAACACAAATTCGTAAATCAGCACCAAACCATTCATATTTATGTATAAAACACATTTTATTTACATCTCCATTTTATTGAGTGTTTATGCATAATAATTAATTGTCATCTTTACACTCACAAATCTTTAAGCCAAACTTAAATTCTCGAGCATGGCGAACTCCACCACATTTAGTACATATGGCAGCTAATGAACCATTGCAGTAAGCACACCGTTTAGTATTAGTGGTGGCAGTCCGGTGACAATCTTGACAACTAATTAACATTATAGTCACCTCTCTCTTTACAATCATTAATTTCATTTTCACATTTTACATGCATACCACAAAAATTATCATATACATATTGATCTGTGACCTCTTTACCACAAAGTTTGCAAATGTTCATTGTAACACCTCTATTTTTTTGTTATTACCTAAAGTTGCCGCAGTTCTTATTTTCATTTCTTTTCTTAATTCTATCAAAATTCTATTCTCAAATTGAAGAGATATTGGTTTTTCCATCAAACAATGTTTAATTGTTGAATCAACAGAATAACAAAGGTCCTTAGCTGCTCTAAGTTCTGCTGCATATTTCTTAACAAGGTTTTTGACAGTGGTATCAGTTGCTTCTCTAATTATTGTTGGCAAATTGTTATTAATACAACTTCTTATTTTATAATCAACATCATTAAATACATCATTATTAACTATTTGAACTTGAATTTCCCTTGTAATTAGTTGTATGATTTTTGAATTAAATGAAGTAATAAAATTGGGATGATTTAAAACAGAATCAATATGTTTAAACATAGTCTGTTGTATTTGTTCCTGTTCTTCATCAATTAAATTTACTCTTTTTATTAGCTTAAATAAAGCATTGTTTAGGTATCCAATTGTTATTGGAGTTTCTTTTTGATGTTCATTTTCTTTTTTTAATGTACTTCTTTTATGTTTATTTTTACTTATAAAAATATCATCAATATCCTCATACAATTTTGTCATTTTATTGCCTCACACTCTCTTCATAAGCTTCCACCCATTATTCATAATTATTAGTTGGGACACAAAATCTCATCCCTACCTTATTCACATAATTTGTTTGTTTCATTTTTCTAGACCTCCTTGACACCAGTTAAGGTGATAATGGTGTATAAGTATAACTTACATATAAATGTTTCGTTTTTGTGTGACTACTAGGCAGTATATAGCCAGAAAGGAAACATTTATATATTGGGTCCATTTATAGATAATTAAAGTTTTTGGAGGTTCACAAATGGAATATGAAATGTTTTATGATGAAATTAAAGACACCGGAGAAGTTCTTAGAATCACAATCCCTCACAGATTAGCTAAGTTTGCTGGAATGAAAAAGGGAGATCTGGTTAAAGTAATGATAAAGAAGGTGAAGAATGATGGCAGGGAGTAGAATTTTAGCAACGGACGCAGTAACAATTCAGGAAGTCAGGAGAATATATTGGGAGAAGAAAAATGAAGAAAAAGAGTAGGAAGTCAATATGAATACTGGTGATAATGTTTTACTTAAAAATGGAGTTAATACTTCAGGATTATTAAAATTATACAAAATTTTCAAAAAATATATGAAATATCCATCATTTAATGCAATGATGGATGGGAAAAGTAAATATTCTGAATTACAATTTGAAACAATACAAGGATTCCTTACTGGAAGCATGGAACCAGCACAAATTGTTACCGATATTAAAAATTGTTTAGAATTTCTAAAAGGAGAAGGATTTGATGAATATTGTTGGGAGAATTTTGAAAAGTATGCAATTATGAATTTAAGAGAACAAAGGCAAGAAAAAGAAGTCAAACAAAAAAATGATAAGGAAGATGTGGTTTATACAAGTCTTCATATTGATGATAAATATATTTATGAACAAGGTTTCAACAATGGATTTAGTTATTTTATTAAATATGATAGAAATGGTGGTGAATGGGAACAAGTTAAAGATTTTGAAGTAGGGGGAATAATCCACCGGCCACATTATGGACAAGAATTACATAAAAGTGTTGTTCACCTTCCAAAAGAACCAGGAGAGTATGGAACTTATGAAGATTTAGAAAAAGATATCAAGAAACACATTAACAAATATTTGGATGTATCAGAAGATTATGAACAATTAGCATTTTATAACATTCTTCAAAGTTGGGTTTATCAAAGGTTCAACACATTAAATTATATTAGAGCTTTAGGAGACACAGGAACAGGAAAAAGTAGATTTTTAGACACAATTGGATTATTACATTACAAACCAATGGTGGTTGCAGGAGCATTAACGCCAGCAGTAATATTTAGGTTAATTGACAAATGGAAAGGAACGCTCATTATTGATGAAGGGGATCAGGATAAAAGTGAAGAAACTAACACATTCATCAAAATTATGAATTGTGGGTATGAAAGAGGGAGGGCAGTAGGAAGATGTGATAAAAATGACCCAAACCAAATTGATTTCTTTGAAGTATTTTGCCCTAAAGTTATCACAACAAGAAGAAGATTTGAAGATAAAGCAACTGAAGCAAGGTGCATGACAACAATTATGACTCAAACGCACAGAACAGACATACCAGACACATTACTTGATGAATTTTATGAAGAAACAAGAATATTAAGGAACAAATTACTTCTATGGAGATTAAGAAACTATCATAAAATTGATCCAAAAGCAGGAATGAAAATTGATTTGAGTGAATTTGAACCAAGGTTAAGACAAGTTAATAGATCATTTGTTAGTTTATTTGCTGATAGAAAAGAAGAAATTGAAAAATTTAAAGAAAATTTAAGACATTATCAAGAATCATTAATTGAAGAAAGAGCATCATCATTCGATGGAATTATCATTAATGTACTGGCTGAAATGGTAGCTAATGGATGGGAGTCACCAAGTCCTGGTGACATAAAGGAACAATTAGATCAGAAGAATATACACTTCCAATACCCAGTAACATCACATAAAATAGCAAAGTTACTAAGGGGTATGGGACTTGATTTTCACCGAATGAAAATATCAGGAAGGACAAAAGTAGCACTTCTAATGAAAAAGGATATAATGGAAAATATATTTTCTAGATATATCTTTGAAGAAGAGGTTTTAGAAAATTTAAGCTCAAAAGGTTACTCGGTTACTAAAGTTACTGGATTACTGGGGAGAGTAAAGATAATGGAAAAAAGTAATATTATTGAAAAAAGCGATGAAATAAGTTTTGTTGAAGATTTTCAGAAAAAACCGCTAGGTCCCAGTAACTCCAGTAACTCCAGTAACCCAGTAACCCAGAAAAATATTGCAATTACTGAAGAAATTGTTGTTGATTATTTGATGAAAAAAGGATCTGTCAAAATTGAGATTATGAAAAAAGAACTAAACCTAAGTGACAGATTGATTGATAAAATGAAAGCTAGAGGATGGTTCATGGAAAACCCTGCAGGAGTTGCAAGGAAATTATAGAAGGTGGTAAAAAATGAAAAGTAAAGAAGAAATGTTGAGTAATTATTATATTATGGGTTCTCCTAAAGAGGATCTCATTGAAGTATTAGTTGATATAAGGGATATACTGATTAAAATTGCTAAAAAATAAAATAAGTTACAAAGCGATGATATCAAACCACACGCTTGATGAATTTGATAGTTATGACAGGACCAAAGAGTCAAGTCAAGACGGAGGTGTCGAAATGACACAAACAGAAATCATTAGTTGGGATGAAGCATTAACTTCAAGTGCGTATGTGAAGTTAGAAAGTGAGAAGCGGAAGGTATTAGTGGCAAAAAATCCATTACTTGAGCGGAAAGAGAAATTTGGAGAAATGACAAATTGCTTAACATTGGATGTCATTGAAGAAGATGAAGTTGAAGTTGAGAAGAAGTGGGAAGTTAGTAGTAAGAGATTATTGAAGAAGTTAAGACCATTCTTTGAAAATGTTGCTGCTGATGCTGAAGTTAGGTTTAGCGTAAAGCGATTAGGTGATCGATTCGATACATCTTACGACGTTGAACAACTTTAACCATTGTTTTTTGGGCCTTAGTGCCCTTATTTTATATTAATGGTGTTAGGTGGTGAAGATGAAAATAGTTGTTGATACAAGGGAGAAAAGAGCTCTGTGGAAGAGTGGAGTTGTTGTGAAGAAGTTAGATGTTGGTGATTACTCATTGTTGGGGAAGGAACATCTCATTGCAATTGAACGTAAATCGATGGGGGATCTATATCAAACGTTAGGGCAAGGTCATAAACGATTCAAGAAAGAGTTAGAACGAGCACTTCAATTAGAATATTTTGCAATTGTTGTTGAAGATTTGTTTGATTCATGCAAATTTAAACATTTTCGTGGATCAGAGTATTCAAAGATGAGTGGGGGGTTGGTAACAAAGATATTGTTTACCATCAACATGAAGTATAACATTCCCATCTTCTTTTGTAACGGGCGGATGGAAGCTAAGCTAGTTATCGAAGAGTTATTTGAAGCGTATTTGAGAACAAAAGGGGGAAAATAACATGGCATCATACTACACATTTAAACCAATAGGTAATTTAAAATATAAGAAAATCTGTATAAAATGTCTTAAACAATTTGTTACAGATTCCACAAATAAGATTGTTTGTAAGAAATGTACACCAAAAAAGAAAGATTAATCATCACTCAATAATTAACAATAACCATTAAATAAACTATATAGTTTATAAATAATATGAAAATGCAAAAGTCTGTTTTTGCAATTGATAAGGAGTTAAGAAAATTGAGGAAAGATGATTATGTTTCTTTCTTGCAAGAGTATCAAAGGCGATTAGCAATAGTATTGGATAAAGGGTTAGATAAAGATGCAGATAATTAAAAATTTCCCATTTATGAAATTTAATCGTGGGTTTAGATCCAAATTAAGGGATGGATGGATATGGTATAATTTTTATTATGGTACTGGATTAGGTTGGTATGATAAAGTTAAACAACCAGCTATGGTTCTTACTGCATTAGGTGCAATTACCTATTTTAAACTTCTTCCTCAATGGGTATTATATTTTTTCGTACCTTTATGGTTTGTTGGTTGGTTTTCAGTTGGATTATTTGAATTTAAAGTATTGAAGATACCACAAAGGAATGCTATTATTAGTGGGAGTAGGATTAGTCCTTGGGAAAAGCAAAACAGGAATTTACTTAATGAAACCAGAAAGGAGGTCAAATGGATCAAAAAGAAACTAAGCGAAATTTAGTTATGTTATGTATTTTAATGTTGCTTGTTGGTGGTGGGCTCGTTTGGATATATTATGTTTTTATGGATGTTTCTTCTATTGATGTTGATTGTTTGATTGATTATGCTGAAGATGAGAATTTTACAGCAATACCTTATGCTGAGTATGTTATTCATAGTGATTTAGATTATGTGCGTGATTTATATTTCCAGAAGTATCCCAAATCGAGAATGTTAGTCAGGATGGCAATTATAACTTTGTTTAAGAGGTGTGAGAAATGATAGGAGATGTATTTTTTTATTGTTACTTGGCTGTGGCTTTAACAATTATTATTAGTGTTATTAAAGATTATTTTGGAGACAAATGCACAAAATGACACCACTCAAAACTTGTATTCAAGTTACAAAGTTGTTAATAGCTGCATATGCCATCCATTTACTCTGGTTGATAAAGGAGGCAGTGATATGACTGAGAAGAAACCATTCATGAAAGAAGTTCAAGGTAAAGCAGATGCTGCTGAATCATTCCTATTAACTATTGGAAATAAAAAATCAAGGGGTACATTCATTTTACCAATAATCAATTTTGCAACTGAAGAGAATTCAAAAGAAGCATTTATAATATTTCATCAGGATTTTAATATGATTAAGGAAAAACTTAATACTATCAAGGAACCGTTTGATTTAGTATGTGATTATACTGATGATCCAACTGCAAATTATGCAGGGTCAGTGGTATCCCTCGGTTATCCATTAATTCGTATTGATTCCAAAAATCTAAAAATAGTTACCATGCATCCATTAGTTCTTAAAACAACACCAGATAAGTTGAATGTTCATATCAATCGTGAACAGAGAGAATCTTTAATTGAAATGCCAGTCATGGAAACTTTCCCTGGTAATTTTCAAATAAGTAAAGGTGCCGTTATCAGAAGGTATTATGTTATTCCTCATGGCTTTATGAAACCATTATATGTTATTTCTTGTATTATTGGTGAGAAGAAATATACCAGTGTTGAAATGATTGACATGACTTCCTTCTGGACAAAACCTCAAGTAATTTATTGTAAAGAACATCGAAGTGCACAAGTAACAACTAACAATTATCAGAAATTAATCAAGAGGTGGACAACATCGCACACATAATAATAGCAGTTGATGCGGACAAAACTCAACAAGCTAATTTAGTTAAAGCAGTTAATGCTCGAAAATATCATTTTGAAGGTGCAAGGAAAGGATATAACCGACCGCACATGAGTGAAATTAAATTTTATAATATCAGATGTAAGAAAGAAGTGGTTCCTTATTTGTTACAGGATCTCGGTCCTCACAATCTCATGCCTGAAGTAAAAGTTAAATTGATGGATGTTATCAAAGGACCAAGAGATAAGGTTAAACCTGATGCATTTTTCTCAGGTAGAATTGCATTAGTTACAAAATACATTTTGCAAAAGTTAGGTAGATTTGTCAGAATTCATCCTGCAACTGCATCTAATGCGAAAGATCGTAAACGCAAACCTTTCGTTCGTGGGTGGATATATACATACTTCTTTGGTAAGATAAAAGATATTGATCGAGGCATGGGAGAAGAACTTGTTCTTCTTGTACCCCTAGGTATTGCATTTATATTCAAATTAGTTTCACGACATTTATATTTATTTGGTTCATAACCCATACCCATGGTATTAATAAAATGTAAATTATGTGAAAAATGTCATATGGAAACACACAGAAAACACACCTATCAATAGTGGTAGAAAGAGGATAAAGAATAATGGGACAATCAGACGCAATGAACTTTTTTAAAAAGAATGCAGATAGTTTTTTTCCAGCTGAAGATGTAGCACAGATATTGGGAATTAACATTCAATCCGCATTAGCAATATTAAAGAAATTGAGAGAATCAAAAGATTTGGATTATAAAGAAATTAAGTTACCAAATCAAGGTGCAATCAAGAAATTATATTGTTACAGGATAAAAGATGATTATATTGAAGAAATTAAACATGAGTATAAATATTTAAGAAATCAACGTGAATGGCGAGAGTGGAGAGCCGAGCAAGTATTGGCAATCATTCAATTGAGAGAAATGAAGATATTGAATAAGCGAGTTGAACATTTAGAAAATTTAGGAGAGGCGAAGAAATGACATTAACAAAAGTTGATATATTTGCACATAAAATTTACTTGGAATGTGTTGAGAATAATTTCAGTATAAAAGAAGTATATACTATTTGTGACAAAGTTAACTTAAAATGTTTTAATAGCACATTTACTGAAATTAAATTGGAGGATAAGGAAGATGAAAGTTGATATGGGTTTTGAAGTTAAGAAAATAAATGATGACATTGTGTTTAAACAAATCATCACCAAGACGATTCCAGTAGAGGAATCATTTCAAGAATTAAATACACTTGAAAGAGAAGTTTTACAATTACAAGGTAAATTTTTACAACTTGAAAAAGCTATCAAGGAAAAGAAAATGCAAGAAGAAAGTGACATGTTAGCTAAGCAAATGAGAAAGTTGAAACAAGCGAGAGTTGAATGGACAAAATTAATTCAACCACAATATGATAAGTTGGAGAAGGATATTAAGTTCCATGTTAAAGCAGATAAGGCAACTACTGGTTGGCATAGAATCACTGATGGTGATGTAGCTATTGTTAAGATGAATCAAATCATGGCCCCATTGTGTGAGAAGTATAATTTAGATATGACTCATCCACTAATCATGAAAGTTAAAAGGGATTTTGAAAAGATATGAGGTTGATAAAATGAAAACGCAAATATGTAAATGTGGAGAACCAATGCATCATTCAAAATCATTCAGTACCCGTTGGATCTGTCTGACTTGTAGCATTTATTACGAGACTGACACGAAAGAATACACAAGATTAAATGCTTGATGTTATACTTAAGAAGATGTAAAAGATGTAGTGAGATATTCAAAGGTGAAACCAGATACACAAGAATTTGTAGGAAATGTAACAGAGGTAGACAATGGGTGAATTCCCTAACAAATCCACACAATTTAAGACCGGAGATATCCGGACAAAAGAATTTGCTAAAAAAGCAGGGCTAGTAAAATCTGAGAAAAAACGTATTGCTGGTCTTAAAAGATTTGCAAAACAATATGATATTACTCCTAATGTTGCGGGTAGATTTTATCAAATAATTAGTGATCCTGATTTTAGTATGTTTGAATGGTATAAAGATATTGAGTTGTTTGAGAGGTGTTCAAAACTTGAACCAAAGATCCTACCTATCTTAATTGATAAAAGGAGGGATTTTCATAAAACTGTTCATGGGGATAAATCAAGTAATCAAATTAACATTGCGGCTAAAGATTCAAACATTATGGTTAATATAATAGTGCCTAATAAAGATGGAAATAAATTGGAAACCAAGTCATAAACAATATTTAGCATATGAATATTTAAATGATAAGACTACCACTGAATTATTTTATGGTGGTGGTGCTGGTGGGGGTAAATCTTATCTTGGTTGTTGTTGGTTAATCATATCCTGTTTAAAATATCCTGGCTCTCGTTGGTTAATGGGGAGGGCTATATTAAAATCATTACGAGAATCAACATTATTAACTTTCTTCATGGTATGTAGTCAGTGGGGATTGAAGAAGAATGTACATTACAAGTATAATGCTTCTGATAATGTAATTACCTTTCTTGAAAATGGGTCTGAGATATATTTGAAAGATTTGTTTTTATATCCTTCTGATCCTGAGTTTGATACATTAGGTTCAACTGAATTTACTGGAGGATTTATTGATGAATGTTCACAAGTTACATTAAAAGCTAAAAATATATTATCATCACGGCTTAGATATAAGTTAGAGGAGTTTGGGGTTATACCTAAATTGTTAATGACCAGTAACCCAAGTAAGAACTTTCTTTATTATGATTTCTATAAGCCAGACAAAGAAGGAACAATATTACCTTATCGTAAGTTCATCCCTGCATTAGTTCAGGATAACCCATTCATATCACCACATTACATTGAGAACTTAAAGAAGTTAGATAAGGTTAGTAAAGAGAGGTTATTGTATGGGAACTTTGAATATGATGATGATCCAGCAAGGTTAATGGAGTATGATAATATCCTTGACCTGTTCACTAATGCTGAAGTTAAATCAGATAAGAAATACTTAACTGTTGATGTTGCACGGAGTGGTAAAGATAAAACTACTTTTTTCTATTGGAAAGGATTACATCTTTATTGTATTGATTATTTCAATAAGAATACCACTAAGGAAGTTAGAGAGAAAATAGAAAGAGATTGTACAATCGAACATATACCTCGAAGTCATGTAATAGCAGATGAGGATGGTGTTGGTGGTGGTGTTGTTGATGAAACTCAAGGTATCAAAGGCTTCGTTAATAATTCAAGGGCCATTGAAAAGAAAAGGTTTCAACAAGCCTCTACAAAGAAAGATTATTTAGGGTATGTTCCAATGAATTATAGAAACCTGAAATCACAATGTTACTTTAAGTTAGCTGATTACATAAATATGCATAAGATAAGTTGTTATAAAGATATTCCTGTTGAGATTAAAGAACAATTGATTGAAGAGTTGGAGCAAGTTAAACGTAAGAATATTGATCAAGATACTAAGTTGGAAGTAGAACCAAAAGAAAAAGTTAAAGAGTTATTAGGGCGTAGTCCAGACTTTTCTGATGCAATGATGATGAGAATGTATTTTGAAATAAATGATAATAAAGCAGGTTGGTTCGCTGGTTAGGTGGAAGAATAATGACAATAAACAAAGATGATGAAACGTTGGAACATTTACTTAGACTTGCCGATAATACTGCATCTGGAGTAATATTTCCTTTAATGGTAGAATATGCACTTATGCGTAATAGAGGGATAAGAACCGAAGATACAATGGCATATATGGAACAAAGATATGCTGGACCAGGAGTGTTGTATCCCAACATAAAATAATATTATTTAAATACCTTAATAGTCATTTACATATTAAACATCTATCACCTTACCCCTCTTTGCTTGACTTCTCGGTCATTTAAAGAGGTTAATATTCATGGGAATCCTCGAACTGTACAAGAACGCAAGAAAGTATCTAGCTAAAGATAGTGGGCTATTTATGAGTAATGGGAAGGCTAATACTAATAGAGCTCCATTGTTACCAAACTGGTTCTGGCAAACGGCATTAGGATCACCGAGAGGTATCAATGTAATTGAACTTAGACAATTCGCTAAATCTAATTGGTATCAGATGGTTAAGAGAACTATCAAGAATCAAATTATGTTAACTGATTGGGATATAGTTCTGACTAATGAAGATGAAAATACTGATGAAAAAGTTTATCAAGAAGATATTGAGAAGATAAAACAATTATTGAATTTCCCGAATAGGAATGGTATGACATTTGGTGAATTATGGGGAACTTACCTTGATGACCTTTTGGATCTTGATGCAGGAGTTATTTGGAAGGGGAGAAATGTTAGTGGTGAATTAACTGAATTATATTCTTATGATGGTGGAAGATTCTTATGGAAGATTGATCAACATGGAATTCTTGACCATTACTTACAATTTTCATTCTTATTTCCAACATCAGCCCCACTTCCATTCGATAAAGATGAATTGATATATGGGAAGATGGGTGTTAATAATGACATGTATCCTTATGGATGGTCACCTTTACAATCAATTCAACAAATCATTGAAATTATGATCCAGAGTGCAAGACAAAATAAAGAATTCTTTGAAAACAATTCTATCCCTGATGGGTTAGCTCAAGTTGATATGGATCAAGATGCATTGGATAGATTCAGAGCATATTGGCAACAACAAACTAAAGGGCAAGGGAGTAAGTTAGTTTTCACTAACGTTCCTGTTAATTTTGTACCAATGACTATGAGTAGGAAAGATATGCAATGGTTAGAAGGTGAGAAATGGTATTTCCATTTAATCTTTGGTGCATACGGATTAAGTCCTGCTGAAGTTGGATTCTATGATGATGTTAATCGAGCTAGTCAAGAAGGACAAGAAAGGACCACCGTTAAGAATGCAATAAGACCTTATTTAGTTCACATTGCAGATAAGATTAATAGAGAAATTATCCCTGAATTGATTGATCATAAAGAGTTAGAATTCAGATGGTTCCCTAAAGATGATCAAGCAGAGAAGTTAGAACATGAACAAACCATGGCTAAACTTAATGCTAACGTAATTACAATTAATGAAGTTCGAACCATGGAAGGTAAAGAACCTGTTGAATGGGGAGATCAACCAATGGCGATGGCAATGCAAGAGCGAGCAGCTGAAATGATGCCAGATAATGGTAACAAAGATAATTCTAAAGACAATCCTAAAGATAAGAAGAAAGAGGAGGAAAAAGAGGATGCGAAGAAACTATATCAAAAGCTCTTCACCTCTTTCGTGAAACGTGGGTAATTCTGATAGTGAATTAATGGCTAGTGACCAGAATCATGAGTCATATGCTGATGATGCAAAAGCAAGACGAGTATTAGAAGTTGATAGTGAAGGGAATGTAATTTCTAAAGCTGAAGTAGTAACAGAAGGAAGTCAAACTAAACAATTAATTCAAGATAATGCAAGTGAGGAGTTATTAACTAATATCCTCAAAGAATTAAAAAAAATGAATACACATCTAATGATATTAACGGATACCGTTATTCAAAATAGTGATGTGGGGGTACAATAAAATGTCAGATATGATTAAAGATGGAACTAACAGTTGGGTGTCTGTAAATGTTCAATTTAATGAAGCAGTTATTCTTAAAGCAGAAGATGATGATAAGATGACTTTAACTATTAATGATGAATTGAGTGGCTTACTCTATTTGAGAGTTGGTGCAGGTGCTAAAGTGGAGGATAGAACTTAATGTTAGAATTAAACTTTGATGTATTCTGGGATCATTTCCAGAAGCAGGACAGATTAAAAAATCAAGATAGACGTAAGTTGCATTACCTGGAAGATTCTAACAAGTTTACTCTTTACCTTAAATCCGCTAAATATTGGGAATATTTCACAACTATTACTATTGATAAAATAATGGAGTTTGGTGGACAGTATGAAGTTGATAGGGAACAAGCAGTTAAAGATTTCAAGAAAAGTTTCTTACATGGTGCAATGCCACTGAAAGTTAAAGAAGAAGTAGTTGATAATTTACCTCCTGTTGAGAAGAAGTTAGCACCAATAACTGCAGAGGAAGTAAAACCATATGCTGATTTCTTAGAGGGTGAGTTTAAGAAGTGGGAGAAACAGATATTAAGTTTTGTTGATGTAACGTTATCAGATACACTTATTGAAAAGACATTTGGTGAATTTATGAGTAGATTGTTCAATGTAGTAAACACAGCTACTTTTAGAACTAAACTGACTGCAGCAATTAAATGCGTATTCATTGATGGGATTGAAGAAGCAGAGTTAGAGATTGATGTTGATATTGGTTTTGATGAGGATTTTAAGAATGATGTTGAAGTGGCAACGAGTAGACAATTAGATGGATTTTATATTAATGGTAAACCTTGGGCTGGTCTAAAAGGAGTAGCTGGTGATGTTCAGAAGGAAATTAGGGAATTAGTTGTTAAGGGAATTGAAACTAAATCATCTTCTAAAGAAATTAAAGATAATATTAAAGGAACAATGAGTAAATATATTGGAACTGACGTTACTGAAGGACGGGCAATGAAGATTGCAAGGACTGAATCAAATAGGTACAGAAACAGTGCCAAAGTTAAATCATATGAAAAGAGTGGTCTTATTGGGTTAAAACGGTGGGAATCGTTTGTTGATGATAGAACCTCTGATATTTGTAAAAGGTTAGATGGGCAGGAAGTTACATTGGATCAATCATTCTTAGATATTGATACTGGTAAGTCTTTTCCTCACCCTCCCTCACATCCATCGTGTCGCAGTACAGTATCTTTTGTACTAATGTAGTTCAATAATTTTTATATATAAGTTTGTTTTCTTTATAGTTATGACTTTTAAAAAAGGACAAATACCTTGGAATAAAGGAAAAACACATAGTGAAAAAACTAAAGAAAAATTAAGAAAATAAATTCTAAAACAATATTGTGATGGAACAAGAGATAAATTTGAGATAACTAAATCTGCCAATGAAGCAAAAAGGAATATTACATTAAAGAGATTTAATGAAGGGAAATCAAAAAGAATGATTGGGAAAAGAGGATATTGGTTAATTTATCTACCTAAGGTAGAGTGGTATTTAGAACATCATTATATATGGGAAAGGTACCATAAAAGAAAAGTACCTAAAGGTTTTAACATTCACCATAAAGATTTTAATCCATTAAATAATAATATTGACAATTTAGAATTAATGACAGCAAGTGAACATTTAAAATTACATTACACCAAAAGGAACATTGGTTCTGATGGTCGATTTCTACCTAACTAAATAAATATTATTTAAATACCTTAATGTGTATTAAAAGTGGTATGATAGGTAAAAAATACAAATATGGATATATGGAAAAGCACAAATCATTAAAGTCTTTTGTTTTGGAGGGATTAAAATGAAAACTGATAAAATGATAAGGTGTTGGATGCCAATTTCAAAAGGTCTCGATGGTGAATTTGTTGGTATTCTTTCTGATGATTCTATTGATAGAGACGGCGAGTTTATGACAAAAGAACTATTACAATCTTGGGCAATGAATAAAAATGTTCTACCAATGTTAGCTAATCATGAAAATAAGATTGAAAAGTTAGTTGGTGGATGGACAGATAAAAGGTTAATTTCAAAAGGTAAGAATAATGCATTAACTGCCAAACCATTTTTTCTTGAATCTAACCCATTGGGTAGACAAACTAAAGCTATGGTTGAAGAAGCATTATCAAAAGGACTTAATGTTGGTATTTCTATTGGTGCTATTCCTCATGAGACAGTTAAGAAGGAAATGGATGGGAAAGAACATTTAGGATATAAGTCAGCGGAAATAGTAGAAGCTACTATTGTACCTATACAATCAAATCGTAATGCTAGTTTCACTAGTCTTGCAAAAAGTTTTGATATAGAAGTAAATAAATTGGAGGGTTCCAAAATGAGTGAACAAATTACAAAAGAAATTCCTGAAGAAGTTCAACAAGAAGAAGCAGTTGCTGAAGTTGTTGAAGAAGTGAAGGAAGAAGTTAAAGAAGTAGTAGAAGAAGTTAACCCTGAAGTTAAAGTTGAAGCCGAACCAGTTGTTGAAGAGAAAGCAGAAGAAGTACCAGCTGTTGATCCTCAAGTAATTGTTGATGAGAATAAATCATTGAAAGAAGACGTTTTAAGATTAACTAAAGAATTGCGGATATTAAAGGTAAGGCAGTTATGAAAGGAACTGTTGAAAGTAAAGCAGCTATTGAGAAAATGTATAACAAACCATTAGCAGAAGTATTAACTATTAAACAAATGCTTCAAGCTAATATAGGAGGAAATTAAGATGGGATTTGGAACAATGGGAATGAACGATTATGAATCATTCTATCATTTTGACAAAGTTTTTGGTAAAGCTGGAGTAAATCACGAAGAGTGTTATTATTCTGGTTTGCAAGGTAGTAAAAAAGAATGTGATGAGAAAATAGTAGAGATGAATAAAACTTGGAATCAAGTTCAAAAAGGTCCTTCTTTGGTCACAACTAGTGGTGGAACTTATACTGGTTATGGTATGATGCCTCCTTTCTTAGATCCAAGTATTGTTGATAAAACTATGCGGGAAACTCCTTTAGTAAAATTGTTACCTAGACGTGCAATTAGGGGAAGAAGTTATGTTTACAACATTATTACAGCAAAAGGTGGAGCAAGTTTCTTAGCAGACGACGCATCTTTAGCGGATCAAGTTGATACTCGAAGTACATCAACTGTACATATGAAATACTTATACGCGGTTGGAAGAGTAACTGGACCTGCACAAGTAAGTGGACAAGGATACCTTAACTTATTAACTGAAGATATTCGAGTTAAAACTGCAAGTATGAATGAAGCATTAGAGAATGAAATCATTAACGGAAACACATCAACAGATGCAAATGGTTTTCAAGGTTTAATTCAAACTATCTCAACTAACAGCAGTGCTAACGCTGGTGCAAGATTAACTTTAGAACAGTTTAGAACTGATACTAACACTTCATTCGAAGCTAATGGTTTAATTGACTTAGCTGTAACTGACGGGCAAACTCAACAATACATGAAAGGATTGTTACAAGACTTCCAAAGAAATGTTGAAAGACCAAGTGGCAGTATGGATTTCGGTATTCCTGACGCATTTATGTTTGATGGTATCTTGATCATTAAGGACAGATATATGCCAACAACTGCAGCATCTCGAAGAATATTATACTTAGATACAAGATATTTATTCTTAGCGGTACTTCAAGACATTACTTTTGAAGAGTTAGCAAAAACCAACGATAGTCAAAAATACATGCTAAAATGGTACGGAGCATTGGTTGTTACATTCGAATCAGCTATGGTGCAAAGGACTGGATTAGCTTAGGAGGAAAAACAAATGGCAGATCACACAAGTGGAACTGTTGTTGCTTCTCCATTAGGTGACTTTTGGTTAGGTACAATAGAATTAAGTAATGGACAAGATGCTGATAATGTAGGTATTCAAGCTATTATGGGTAGAAAGATTGGGGGAATTGCATTTGCAAATGCTAATTCAGGAACTTGCTCTTTCAGTACTACATCTGGAACCGTAACATTATCCGGAACAAGTAACTTTGTCTTTTTTCAAGCATTGAGTAAAGCACAATAAAAATATATTTTTTTATTTTTTATATTTTTTACAATTAAGAGGTAAATAAAAAATGGCAGATCACACAAGCGGAACAGTTGTAGCCTCTCCTTTAGGAGACTTTTGGTTGGGTTCAGTTGAAGTAACTGGAGCAGCAACAGGAGATAATATTGGTATTCAACATATCATGGGTAACAAAATCAATGGAATTACTTATGCTGTAGCAGGTTCAGGAACAGTAACTTTTAGTACTACATCTGGAACTGTAACGTTGGCAGAATCTAGTAACACTGTATTTTTTCAAGCAATAAGTGAAAATCAATAAAAATATTTTTATTTTTATTAACAAATAGGAGGAAAAAACCATGGCAAGTGGAACAGTAGAATATGTCGTTGAAACGATGAACACTAACAAGGAAGTTGTTAGATTAAACGTTGACGATGAGGATACATATACAAGTAGAAAATTTAATACTATTCAAGCAGCAGAAGTAACAGGGAATGCTGATTCAGATGCACACATTAACGTAACTTTTAGTGGAACAGTGGCAACTGTAAATTGGGCTTCAGTAGCAAAGAGTGATTGTACATTAGTCTTGTGGGGTGAATAGATGGCAGCGGCAACAGTATTAAGAGTCATTGAATCACCTGATCCAACAGAAGAAGTTGTAGTATTAACTGCATCTGATGGTGAAACGTACTTAACAAGAAAATATACAACCATTCAAGCAGCAAGTGTCAAATCTAATTATAATACTGATTCCCACATTAATGTTACATTTAGTGGGGCAACAGCAACAATTAATTGGAATGGACAAACTGATAAAATGTGTACATTAACTTTGTGGGGAAGATAAAATGGTAAAAGCAGAAAGTAAAGTTGTTCATGTAAAAACTGGTGGTAAAGGACATGATTGTGTCTGGCATACTTTTTACAGAGGGCAAGATATTCCTGAGAATTTAGTTCAACCATATTTAGCACATGGTGGAATTATTATGAAGGAAGAAGTTAAAATTGTAGAACCAGTAAAAGAGGTTCCTAAAGTTGAGGAAAAGGTTGAAGAAGTTAAAACTGAAAAACCAAGGCGAAGAACTACTCAAAGACAAAGTCTTTAAGTAACCGTAACGGCGAGCTGTCTCCTCTGATTAGCAGCTGATAATAATTAATTAAGGAGGAATAAATAAAATGGGAGATTTAAACGATCGACAATATGGTAGTCATGTTAAAAATTTAACCAGTGGTACAAACTCTGGTATAAACACAGTTTTTGGAGTAGTTGGTGCAGGTAAATATACTGCAGCAGATCCAACATTAACAGATGAACAATTCGGATTCTTTAGAGTTACTAGTTCTGGGGAGTTAATGACTTCAACTACTAATCTAGCTTATGAGACTGCAACAGATTCAAATAAAGTATTTGAGATTAATCCAATAAGTGAACATCATACTGAGGAAACTTTAGCAGATGTAACTAATGGTACAGCGGGAACGTATGATTATCACGTTGACATGGATGGATTTAGAACTTTTGCACTTCAATATAGTTTAAGTGGAACTTCAGGAATAACTGTATTAGCAAGTCTTCAAGATGATGGAACTGCAGTAGCTTCATGTTTGTTTACTGATGTGACTAATACCTGGTTTGGCAGTGGCAGTTTTGCAACAAGTTCTGGAACTAGTGGAATAATTCAAAGAGATGTTCCAACGTGTGTAAAGTATTTAAGGTTTGAAGTGGATGCAACTGATGGAAATAGTTTAGCAGATTGGGCATTGTATTTCAAGAAATTATATTAAATATTTTTTATTTTTTAATATTTATAATAAATAGAAAATGGCAATAACAACACCAAGTGACATTGTAGTAACTGATAGTACACATAATAGTGTTTCATTTAGTTGGACAGCTGCGGTTGATTCAACCAAAACTATGATTAGGTATAAGACTGGTGATTACCCATCAAGTGTAACTGATGGTGAATTAGGTTATCATGGTGAAGATACAACTGTAAAAATAACTCATTTAGATGCAAATCAAAGATATTATTTCAGTTTCTTTGGGAGTACAGATTCTCTTAGTGTTGGTGCAGTAACAGATACAACTACTACTGGGATGGTACCATTAGGTATTGCTGTTGATAACAAATTTCTTTATTTAACTGGAGCGACTGGGGGAGCAATAAGAAAATATAATCGTTCTGACTTATCATTAGATTCAACATTCGGTCCTTCTGGAGTAACTGGTGGAGCTAGAGTTTGTATCAAAGGTCGATATTTAGCTTTTGTTCTTGGTGATGATGGATATTTGTATGATATGAGTACAACCACATTGATTCTTAGTTTTACTGCAACTTCTGATCCTGGTGCTGATGATCTTAGATCAGTTCATGTTGATGATGAAGAAGAATATGTTTATTTTGGAAATAGTGATGGAACAATTTATTATTATGATATAGCTACATTAACTCAAAACACTTACAAACCTCACACTGATAATGTTAGAAGTATTGACACTAGTGGAGATAATTTAATTAGTGGATCTAATGATAATACTGTTGCATTGTATAGTAGGAATATCAGAACAAGTCCAACATTAATTAAAAATGATTTTGCTGGACCAACATCATCAGTTGAAGTAACAAGATTTTTGAGTGATTATATTGTTGCTGGGTCAGATACTAGCAGTGGGACAGTTTATTGGTATAACAATACCTCTCCATATGCTGCAGTTGATACACAAACAGGACCAACAGATGACATCACTAGTGTAACTTATGCGTTGGGTTATTGGTTAGTAACAAGTGATGATACTAAAGCTTACTTATATTCAGGTACACCGGGAGCATTAACATTAGAAGATACTTTTGATGAAGCTGGTAATGATTATGTTGAAGATGGGTGGATTGATGGGAATGGTAAATTATATTTCATAATGGGGCAAGGAAGTAGCACAGAAAAACTTTATACTTACACTTACTTAACTTTTACTAACGGGGCTACTTATTCAACAAAAACTGCATTACCAGATCAAAGGAATGTTACTTTAAGATATAAGTCTGAAAAAGTTATCATGAGGGAAGATTTTGATAATACTGGTTCATGGAAGAATAATGATATTACTGTTGTTGGTGCAGAAGAAATTGATAGTGGATTAAGAATAAATGATAATTCATATTGTTACTGGTCCACTAATAAAAAACTTAGTAATTTAAAAGAATTTACATTTATTTTTGAATTCACTCCAAATTTTGAAACTGATGAAGATGTACAACGAGTCTTATTTTATTCATCTGATTATACATTCGGTATGATTAAAAGAGCCAATTCTTTAGATAACAAGATCAGGTTAACTATGGGTGGAAACACAATCAGAGATATTACTGAAGCCACTTATAGTCCGGCTTGGAATGTTGGTGAAAAAAACACATTAATACTTTCTGCTATATCAGGTTCAACTAATGTTTGGTTGAATGGGACATTAATAGTTCCTGCTGATTTTTCAGCATGGGCAGATGTAGATATAGATACCCTGAATTTTGGTGCATTATCTGGTGGTAGTGTTTATTTTGATGGTGATATTAATCATGTATCATTTAGTCATGGACTTCTTACTACAGATGAAGTTTCAGACATTTCAAATGAAACAACCTTTTCAGAAACAGATGCAAGTAATTCTTTACTTTATTTACCAATGGATACTTATTATTTACATACAGATAGTAAATATTATACCCCAAATTCAGGAACTGGTGGAGATGTATTAATGGGAACAAATGGAGTAACAACCACAACTTTCCCCAAACTTACTAGTGG